AAATTTCATTCGCTCCGTCGAAATCCGTTTCACCCCCATGTTCGTTCGTAAGCAACTGCTTATTTCGTTCTGGTGGTAATGGACCCCATCCAATACTTCTACTCCATTCGTTTTCAGTATAAAACCAGTGTGAAGATTTGGTGGAGGTGCCGGGTATCGAACCCGGGTCCGCAACGCCTACTTTTTTACCGTCATCAGATTTATCCACGTTATATTTATAGTCTTAGGCTCCAGGGGCTCCAAAAGACACTGCGACAGAAATACCTACTGAGGTATCACCACGCTCCCAATCCGAATCAAACGGGACTGTGAGGTTAGGTGTAACTGCCAAACTACCGAAGTTAATCGTGTAACCGACTTCGGCCGATGTACCTGACAGTTCCATATCAGTAACATCCCAGTTCAGTGTATAAGTTGAGTCTAGACCCATCATGCTATAACCAAAATCTACCGATGCGTCAACTTGACTGTCCTGAATATTCCAAGACGTTGATGGTGTAAGTGTTGTTCCACCCCATACGCCCACGGAAGTCTCAAGACCAATCACGCTTTCTTCATCAGAAGTATAATCATATGAAACGGTCCCGTTGAAGGGGCCTGAACCAACGCTCCAATCGATACCAGCATCAACGCTATCAGAATGTGATAGTGTGAGTGAACCAGATCCAATCGAAAACTCATCGCCAGTCTCATCATATGTGAAGGTTACACCTTGAGTGCTTACACTATAGTCATTATTGACTGTAAGTGCATGACCTTCTACAGCGGCGAGCATGAACATCGACGCTAGGCTAGTTGTGATTAGTGACTTCATTTATTACTTTTCTCCTTTGTTGTGTTAGGACAACAGGTGTTGTTAACCTGTCTACTTATTTATGTTAAGCCGCAAGTTCAGTAAATACCGAATCGTAAAACTCTTCCATAATTTCTTCTAGTCTACCTAGATGTAATTTTGTTTTACTGTTAAACAATTCTACTTCACCATCTTCAGCTACCATTGCGATAACTAAATCATCAACAGGATAACCTGTATGCTCCTCAAACATCTTGGCATACGCCGCACATTGTACGAAATAATCCTGTATCCACTCTGGCTTTTTCATTCTCGTAGTTGTTTTATAATCTACGATGGATAGTTTCCCATCCCATTCGGCAATCAAATCAGACCTGCCGGCAACTTTGTATTCATCCGAATACATTGTTGTTTCTTGCAACACAACACCATCAAGGTGTTCATTGATATGACTTTTCAATTCACCAAACATATGCCAAGCAAGAAAATGCTTTGACTTTAAATGTTCAATGTCATTACCATTTACATACTCCTCACAAAGAGTATGAAATGCTGTACCACGCATCGCAGCAGTCCGTGAGATATGCTTCGCAGCATCTTCACCAACTCTATCACGCCACTCTTGTAGGCCTACTTGTTTAGACCTTTGGCGACCAATAGCCGTTGTGATACTTGGGTATTTCTGTCCATTGACATCATAAAACCTTATGCCCTTTATGGACGTATGAGTCAAGTCTGGAAACGCTTTAAATTTATACTTGTTATCAAGCTCGAAATTGTTTTTCATAATATATTATTCTATCACAGTTTAAGGATTTTGTCAACTGGAATCCTTCATCCCAAGGTTGTGTTTCGCTATTAAATAACTTCGTACCAACCCACTACGAACAATATCACCAAATCCAAATTCAGCAATATAAAACTCTTTCATACTTTCTAATATTGTAGTAAATCTTTGATGGCCGCTGACGTTACCGTTCTTGAGGTCTGTCTGTGCAGTGTCTCCAGCAAACATTACTTTACTTTCTTGTCCTACTCTAGTAATAAGTGTATCCAACTCTGAAAATATCATGTTTTGAAACTCATCAACTACAACAATAGTTCTATCAAAAGTTTGACCTCTGAGAAAACTTGTTGTAATAAACTCCAAAGATCCCTGAGCAACTAGTTTATCATATAGTTGTAGGAAGTCCGCATCACTTGGCATCTCAAACATTGTGCGAACTAATATACGATAAGGGTCTTGATAAAGGTCAGACTTTTCTTCCAGGGTGCCGGGTAGAAAACCTACATCACGCGAAGGTAGCAAACTCCTAATAATAACAACTCTCTCATAAGGTGTCCGTTTGTCTAAAACTTCTTTCAATGCTAGATAAAGCAAAATAAATGTTTTACCTGAACCCGCGACTCCATGAGAAAAGATATTTTTATTTTCTCCATAGGCTTCAAAGACGTTCTTCTGTACGTCTCCTATAGGTTGAATGTCTAGTAATGAATGGTGTGTGATGTACATGGCTTTTCGTTTACCCAAAATAGGTTCCTCCTAAAGAAACTATTTATATTGCGGCGGCAGTTCCAGCCCGCACATTAGCAGACCAACGCCCATCGGCATCTTTCCACTTGTCTTTATTGTTTAAATAATACTCTCTCCGGTCGGTAGTTTTCGATTTCTTGTAATACTTTCCGCCAGGCAGATAATGGTGTTTATTCTTTTCATAATAAGTTTTATCGTAAGCATTACCTACACGGCGACCATGCCGATAGTTGGGATTATTCTCACCGTCATATCCAATACCCCCACCAAGTTCAGCATTTTCTGCTAACAGTTCTTCCCGTGTTGGGTTCGGTTGATTCTTTAGTCCAGGGAACACAGAATCACATTCTTCCATAGACAATAAATATTTGTAGGACATTATAACTCCTTATTAGTTATTCTGTTTAGGAGGTGCCAGTGCTTCAACACTGGTGCCTCTGTTATATTTTACACATCTATCGTGCTGTGCGGATTGTTATCTTTTATTCTTCGGAGAGTATCTTTCCATTCATTAGAAGTGTGCATACCACCACCCTGGCCAGAATGAGTCCTCCCACGAATAATACTATTCTTGGCCGGAGTAAATACTATAGTCCAACCCTGTTTCTTTTTTTCTTCCATTTCAGCAATAGTGCATATAAACTCATGCTCTACACCATCAGTATCTTTCATATTGTAAGTTGGCATTATCTTCCCTCACTTGGTTTGAAATCAGTTTCTTGAGTATAACGTCCTTTGTCCTGTGGATCAAAAGTCTCTACACCAACGTGCTCCATCCCAAGATGGTGAATAAAGATAATCATTTGACGTTCTTCTAACTCCATACTATATAAGTTTCTCGTTGTAATATGCGACCAACTTTTGAGCGATGTAAAATAATCTTCGTGGTGACCATCAAACCATTCTCGTTTGGGTCGTTTCTCAGCCATGTTCTCAGCAATTAGTCGGACTTGCCAATCCGCCCATCGTCCGATTGCCATTACATATCCCTTATCTGTGCCATTTCCATATCTTCAATCTCTTGAAGTTTATCTCTGGCTTCGGCAATAAGTTGTATCTGACTATCTACTGATGTAACGATATCTGGATGCTCTGCTACACCCGCTGGATGATTGAGATACACCTGTACATTAGTACGAGCACAATCTATTTCTGCTTCATACTTTTTTCGTAATGCAATAACTATCTGCTGACTAATCATCGTCGTACCTGCCTCACAGTTTTAGTTGTTCGTGAAACACCAGGTGGCATAAAGTTATCTTCCCAACCAAACGCCGCCTTTACCACAGTAGCATTCAATCCCTTATACTTCCGATGAATAACTCTATTCTTGATATCAATAAGAAGTCTCGCTTCATTTTCACACAGACCTTCCAGGAGTTGAATAAACATCGTCTCCCGTTTCATAGTGTTGAGAGTGTTATTCCAAGTCACTGGTTTGCCATCGTGGTCAATAGCAAGAAAGTTTGATAACTGTCTTGACTCATGTTCCAAACGTGTATGCTCTGTACCTTCTGGTGCATCGTTAGGTATAAAGGGCACATCACCTTCTGGCAATAACCAACTAATGGCTGGGTCAAATGTTGCTTTCAAGACTGCTCTCAGCTGAGGTGTATCATATTTCTTCAATACAGCAATCTTCTTGGGTTTATCCTTGGCATTATTTACTTTCGCAAATATCTCATGCACTAGGGGTCTAAATGTTTCATCTACCATTTCAAAATTCTCCTATTGAGTCTATCAATGTCGTTAGTTTTTTGTCTACAAAATAATTAAATAATCTACTACGGTCAGGTAGTTCATACTCACGATAAGTCCCTTCAATATCTGCTTTGATACTTGGGGGACAAGCTCTTAAATCTATTAACGTACTATTTCTTTGCCAGTTACGTTTCCAGGTGTCCTTAGTACACTTTGTAAGAGTAGAACACATATCATCCACATCCATATTGAAAACTGTGCCTTGTGTTTCTAAGTAATCTACAACTTCAGAAATAACAGTTTTTCGCATAGGCTTCTGTCGTTTATCTGTTACGAATGTATCATCTGGAGATAACACATTTGGAACACCATCACTACGGTCACCCTTCAAAATATGTTCATTTAAATATCGTTTGGGATCTTTATTCTTGACCATCTTTTTAGTCAATGGACTATACTGGTCAACATCATAAATGTGTAACTGTATAAAATCTTTATCCGAAGATACAATAAGGTGCTTACTGTGTTGGTCTGCTAATATCAATGAAGCGATAATGTCATCTGCCTCAGCACCTACAATGTCCATAACTTTATACGGAAAATACTCACGGAGTTCATCACGAATATCATTTAATATTGTAAAAATAGAATTCCAGTCATGTCCTGAAGCTTCTCTATCTTTTTTTCTACTTGCTTTGTAATGAGTAAAATACTTTCTTCGCCAATACTGTTTGTTATCACAGCATATAACTACCTCGCCATATTTCTCCGTAAACCTACTACGGTAATAACGTATATTGTTAAGTACGATATGGCGAACCAAGTCATCACTTAACTCCTCACCTCTTTTCAGAGTTACCATCAAAGCACCAAGTGCTATCTGGTTATAATCAATTAATATCATCTATCCTACTGCCGGTATATCTGTTTTAAGGTATCCATATTTGTCGTAAGCTCTTGCTATTGTTCTCCATCTCATTTGTAGTTCCTGATCCTTTCCATAAAATAAATCTAACCAAACACCAGTGTCAAGATACTTTGCCAAATTCGATAGATATGTTTCTCTATTAAATAGTTCTCGTTGTAACGGTTTTAGTTCTGCCTTTGTACCGCCTTTGCGAATTCTATACTTCAGGTCCTTTACTCTATCTTTATTATGCTTTTGCCATTCTTTTACTTCTTTCAAACAAAGATAATGATCGTCGTCACGAGGTACATCTTTATGAACATTTTTATAGCTAGGTGGTTTCTTGGCCGCACGGACCTTTGCCATCTTATCTACTTTTTGCTTTGACATAAGTTTCCCTCATAGTTGATAACTTTTTTATTTATCAAAAATTCAAATAAGTCATAATATGACCCAACCACTTGACCATCAACTACAACTGTTGGCAGTCGGCGAATCTTCTCACCAACTTGGTTAGAAATATAGTCTATAGAATCATCTTTACCAAAAGATATTACAGAAAACTGAATATCGTTATCATCTAATAGTTTCAAAATTTTATAAGTTGTACTATCAAATGTATCATAAAGATATAATTGAATTATCATCACTACACACGGGAACGCTTTATATTTTGATCCTGTTGTCTCTTTAGTTCTTGTTTACGTGCGTACTCTTTCGCACGCTTCCTTTTAGCACTAGGTTTTTCATAGTGCTCACGCTTTTTCAACTCATAGTCCAGTTTAGACCGTTCAACTGTTTTTCTAAACCGTTTGAACATAGAATCAAAAGACTCATTACGATGTTTTTTATTAACTTTCATAATACTTTATCATATCAGGTTTATCTTAGTTTGTCAAGAGGAAAAGTGTTGCTTCCGCATCTCTGCGTCTTACCAAGCCTTCCAACACTTCATCACCGGCATAAACCCATTTTTTCATTTCTTCAGGCACTGATTCATAGTCGCCATAATTTAGTTTTCTGAGCATAGTACTTTCTTTTAAACTACCTGAACCTAAGTTGAAAGTCCATGATACTAAAGCATCATATTGATTTTGAGTCAAGGGAACTTTTACCAACCTATCTATATATTCTTCAACTTCTTCCAAATCCTCCATAAGGAATCTATCACAAGTTTTTTCAATACACAACTGTCCCTTTTCAACTCCCTTCGTATGACCATAACCTATAGTCCATACTCCTGCAGGGTCTTGATAGGCAACTTGCTTTTTACCTTCAAACTCCTTAATCATTTCAACACAACTATCACTTGTTTTCATTTTACTCTCCGAATCATAAATATAAAAAATCAAAAATATTAACATCAAACCCGCTATTATAGCTATAAGATGTCTCATTAGTACACCGTTTTGACAGAATCACATATATTCAACTTTCTTGCCTGTTTAGCTGATAACCATACATCTTGGGGTGGCAACAAATATTGTCTTATATCTTCTTCTTTTAACCCTGTGCATTTTTTGTAATGCTCTATCATTCTCTCTGTTGTCAATTCATACTCATGCACAACACTGAATAACTCATGCTCTTTACCATACGTCCCCCAAGAATATTGGTGAGACAATATAGAGGTGTTGGGTGTCAATACACGATGACCCGGTTCACCAGCAATAAAGAGTAATAGTCCCGCACTTGCGATTACACCTAGTCCAACTGTATGGACAGGAATCTTACTACTTTTTATTGTGTCTATAAGAGCAAACGTTGGAGAGATATCTCCGCCGTTTGAGCATATAATAATTTTTAGATGTTTTAGTTTTGACTTTCCTAAATTTTGTTTTATGATAAACTCTACTGCTTCTTTACACGATAAATCTGTTATCGTATCCATAAACAAAAAGATACCATATTTTTCTAAAGGGGGGCCAAAAACATCTAAATCTAAATTTATTTCTTTTTCATTTCCATTCATTATTTTTCACTAGTTCCATAAATGTATCTGCTTCAAGTACTACCAATGGCGTTGAGCCATTTCGTTTCACTACTAATAGAGGATGATATATACCTTTGTTACTATTTGCTTGTTCCCATGCCGCCCATAGATTTAACTTCTCTTGATTTTTACACTCTACGGAAAATGGAAACTTCTGTCTTGCTTGATAGGACATCAAGATATCTTCACCTGACTGTCCCATTGCGGTAGACCTTACATCATCTGCAGGTACCTCTAATGTTTCAATCAGTTTATCTCTAAACCATTGCTGTAATCTTCTACCCTTCGCCTTCGCCGCTGCTGTTTTCATTATAAAGAACCTCATCAATATTACTAATATTTATAAAGGGAATAAGTACGTCCCCACAGTACGGGCAGTATTGGGGATCCTCTGGCATATCGCTTTCTACTGAAAACTCTGCCCCACACTCCTCGCACTCAAAGAATTGTCGTTTGTCTTCCATTAAGATACCATCCCGAATATCAACGGACCGAATTTTGTTATCGACCAAGTTAAAGCCACCATGGCAATAACTCCAAGAACCATCCACTTCATCTTGAAGTCATCAACCACCATCTTCAATGCAACCAATTCGTTGCCAAGTACCCTAACCGATACTTCTAATTTTCCCTTATCGTCTTGATGTTCCATTATGCACTGATGTCAACTATTTCGCAGCCATCCGCACTACAAGCGAGTTCCTGACTACCAGCTGTCCTATCCGTACTCTCGTATTCTTTTAGTTTACTCCAATCCACATTCTTAGGCATCTTCTTTACTAACTCGTTATATTGTAATACACTGATATCCTGATAAGGTGCTTGTCTATAACTATGGTCACTCATAGGTAAGAACGATACACCAGACATCTGGTTAAAGTTTTGATACACCCAAGCACCAACGTCCATCCATTCTTCTTCTTTTACTGATACAGTAATGCTAGGTTTGTGCTCACACCAATGATCCTGATACACCTTCCATAAGTTTAGTTGGTCAATGGCATTTATATCCTTTCTATATATGCCCCGTGTCGGACCCTTTACAGGAAAACTGAATACCCAGGTATGCTCAGGTTTCGTTACATCATCCTCAACAGGAAACCCCGCATCAAACATCATCTTTGCTAATGGGTCTTTCTTATCTGCACGGACTGTCCTAACATAATACGGAGCATGACGTGCGTGAATACCGCTGGCGCTATCAACCAACTGACTTACCGTACCTGACGGTTTGACACAGGTGATAGCAGCAGACTGTGGAATGCCTAACTGTTTGGCCCAATACTTATTTGTATCAATAGCAACTTGACGTAACTTATCTAACAAATCTTCCAGGCCCTTCTTCTTACCATTAGTCAAAACATTGTCCATGATGCCTGTCATGGATACACCCAGCAGACGTTCCTCCTCACAGTTTTCTCCCCACTTACGATTTAGATATCTGAAGTTGGTTAGTGTAGATTGAAACGTCCCAAGTATAGTAGCGAGTTTGACTTTTTCCTCTAGAGTTTCTTCTGTATCATCAGCACGAACAACAACCTCGGTCAAGTTACAGAATTCTCTATCTCGTAAAATTATTTCCGAACAAGGATTTGTGCCAAACTCATGATTAGGATCTCGGCGACCATTCATCTCTGCTCTATCTTTAGCAGCCTGTCTATTGAATACACCTCTCTCACCAGACTTGGATTCATATAGTGACTTCCACTCTTCCATGAAGATGCCCATATCAGGCTTCTCAGTATAACAGGCAGAGTTATTTGCTAATGCTCTCTGTACATTAGATTCCCACCAGCGACCGGCCTTAGCGTGTCTCATACGGTCGTCACTGAGGTTAGATAGTGAGATAAGGGCACTACGTCGGACTCCCCCAACTACAACCACCTCTGCAACCTTGCAACATATGTCATGTGCTTCTAAACTTGTCAACTTACGACCTGCGGCATCTCTGAATACATTTACACAAAAACGGAATAGGTCTTCCAGGGGCTCTGGCCCAGACGCACGTCCACCAAAAGTTTTGAGAGGAGCACCAGCGGGTCGAATGCGAGACATATTCCACTGAGGGACTTGTCCCGCTGCTAGTAAATAGATGAGTTCTCGTAATGCTTTCGCCCAACCGAGTTTACTATCTGATACCATAATTACGGAATCTGTATCGTGGAACTCCTCATTGATAACAGGTAACTCTGTTACATACTGACGCTCGACTGAAAAGCCGACACCCGTGCCATTCATAAGAACATACAATAATTCGTCAAAGGCTCTTAAACTATCTACTGCAATATAACTACAGTTATACCCAGCAACGTTTTCTCTCTTGAGTGCTTCACCTGCGGTCATCAGGCACCGCATTGAAGGCATAACCTTTAAACCCAGTACGGCCTCCTGTAACATATTTTTATTATTTTCTCCCAGAGCATAATCGCACTGTTCGTGCAAATGCTCTTTAAAGAAATCGAAATACCTACTAACAGTTTCCTCCCATGTTTCGCGTCTATTCTCATCATATTTAAATCTGGCATATCTACTTTTGTGAATGTATGCCTGGAACTCTGTTGGTAATTCTTTCATGTTCTTTTCCAGTTGGTTAAGGCCATTCGTGCGAATAGACCGTTATATGTGTTATCTTTTATTATAGTCTGGACATCACGACCTGCCAGGATCATTTCGTTAATATCTTTTTCTGAGATGTAGTCTGGCCAGATTACTATTTGATAATCCTGATCTATTAATTTCTCCATCGTCTTAACAACCTCAGCATTTCTTGCTTCGTTGTCCATTATTATTACACTCTCACAGGGCGGTACATCATTAAAGTCACTACCTGCCACTGCAATACAGTTTGAAATAAACAAACTGTCTATCGGTCCTTCTACTACATAAACTGTCTCATCCATATCAACACGATCCAAACCAAATATCTTTGGTTTAGATTCGTCGAATTTTATGGTAAGGTATTTGGGTTGCTCTTTACCGAATGCACGCCCTTGCGCAGCAACGACTTCACCTGTCTCATCACGAAATGGTATGACCAGTCTTGGATGTTCTTCAGTTTGTATCTTTGCCCAGGTTGAAAACTTGTGGCAAAGAAATAAATCATTAAAAAACTCCTCTGGTATTAGTCGGTTTGCTACATACTGCCGAGCCGGATGGTCGGCGTTGAGAGTATTTATAGGAATCAAATCCTTGAGATTTGCATCCGTCTTTTTAAACTTTGGAGCCTCGAATTTAAACTCTGGCTCTGTAGTATTCGGGACACTATCTTTATATCTTTCTAAGATATATTCTCTATAAAGGTCTGAATCACAATATTGTAACACTTTACCAAAGGTAGTTCCCATACCACAGTTGTGGCATCGGTAGAACATATCTATCTTTTTACGATAGAAATATCCCCGGGCCTTATTCTTTATCTTTTGAGAGTCCCCACAATAGCAGCAACGAAAATTATACAAATCCTCTCTTACCCGTTTGAATTTCTCCAAACGAGATGAAAGTAACATAATAAATTTTCGGTCTATGTGTAGCATAGACTTTCAGTATATCAGGTTTTATTTAGTCTGTCAACTCAATTAACTATTGTCATTTGGCACAACCAGATTGGTTCATTTTCCACCGGATCCCAGTCTGCGTATTCCGCATCTGTAGCACCTTCACCACAAGTAGTTTTCAACCAATACTCTACACTGACATTTTCTTTACACGCTTCACAAGATGGTATCAATGCAGCACAACATTGTCTTGGTTCTGGTAGAGATGGTGGTGTTTCTGGTATCAATACAATTTCTGGTTCTCTATACACACCAGTATCACTACTTGGTGTACAACCCAGAAGTAAAACCAACACGGCCGCAATGCCAAACCCAACCATAAACCAAAGTAGTTGCATAATAGGTGAAGTCCTCATTTGGTTGTTGCTATAAAGATTCCGTCCCAATCTTCAGGCAAGTCCTGTGTTTTCATATACTCACATCGTTCAATCCACATTTCGTAATATTTTTCCATTTGTCCGTCAAACTCCTTTTTTAGATCATTACATAATCTTATAGCACTATCAAAGTTTTGTTGTTTATAATACCCATGCATCTTTTCGTGTTGTTGTTCCATAGCAGGCCAGTTAGTGTTGTGCCAAGCAAACGGCATATCACATAGAACTGTATA